TTAGTGTTGTTTTTTTACCTTTTTATAAACCTTGTATGCTTGATAAGAAGCAATAACAAGGCAAATTGTTAAAAATCCACTGATTATATATTCGCCGCTCATTTTTTCTCCTTTCTATCTGCATAAATACTAAGTGCCATAAGTGCCACACTGCCAAACACTATATAAGTGTTATTTAGTGTGATGTTGCCACTAAGCAAAGCATAATTACCATTGACAAATAAGCCAAGTCCTATGTTCTTAAGTAACTCTAACATAGTCAAATTTTAACAAAACTAACTTAAAACACTCTTACTTTAAAAGAACATTACAGAATTATTCTGTATTCTTAGAGCAATTATACATAAATATTATATAAAAGTCAATATATTTTATAGAAAATATATATATTCTTTAAAAATAAATACATAAATTTTCTGTATTTTAAAGGTATAAAGAATTTCTTTACACCTTTAAATGCTTATTTTTGAAGCTCTTTAAATAGTCTTACAAACTCATCAAGCGTTTTAAGTCTTATTTTTAAATGATGATTTTCTAATACTAAATTTAAAGATTTTTTAGCTTGTAAAGGTAAATCATTATCATTAGCTACCCATTTTTGAATAGTAGTAAGATGCACCCCCAAAATCTCGCTTAACTCCTTTTGAGTAATGTTTAATTCTTTACAAGTTTTTTTAACGATGTTTTCTTTCTCCATTTTATTCCTTTTCATCTGTGATAAATCTAAACTCTGCTTTTTTATGCTCTTTTAAGCTTTGCAATATATTTCCTAGTTTAGAAAGTGGAGCTTCATCATAAGAATTATAAAAAGCATTATTGCAAAGTGGGCATACAATGACAGTTTTACCTATATCTAAAGTGATTTTAGTTTTACATTGTTTGCAAGTGATTTCTAAACTTTTTAAATTTAACATTTTAATCTTTCCTTTGTTTTTATAATTTTATCAAAAAGTGCTTTATTTTTATGCTCCTTTTTTGATTTTTAAGCACATTGAAGTACTTTCCTTATAAAATTCTTTAGGCACAGTAATATTTTTTTGCTCTAAAAAGCCCTTATAATCAATTGTAGTTCTACTTTGCGGATAAATTGTGATATCCAAACATCTTGCTTTTTCTCCATTTGCTAAGGCTATGAGTTCTTTTTTAAGACTTTCTAGCTTTTCTTTAATAGGTTTAATCGTGTTTTCAAGCCTTATAATTTCAATCGTTAGATTTTTTGCTTTAGTATCTTCAAGCTCTTTATAATCGCTTTTTTGATCTATGATATAATCTAATATAAACTCTTTTATATTTTTAACCAACCATTCTTGATAAGCTTCATCTTTTGAAACTTCGCACTCTACAATCTCTTCTTCTTTATTCATAGCTACAAATATACATTTTTCTTTACCACTGATATAAAGCCCAAATTGCACTTGAGCGTAGTATTTATCACTTGGCTTTTTATTTTTTTTGATAAAATCGTATTCATTTTGTGAGTATTTAAATTCATAAATAATTCCATTTTCATCAATCCCATCTAAACTTGCTATAAACATTTCATTTTCTAGACTTTGCAAAACTACAGGAGTGATACTCACAGAATGTAAAAACTCAACTCTAGCTCTAATCAAAGGCTCATATTCATTGCCTCTTCTCATAGCTTCATTTTGATAAACTTCTTTAAGTCCTAAAATGATATCTCTTGCTTCTTCTTTGGAATTAAAAGCACCTTTGATACCTACACAAGATGCTACCATCGATGCACCTATTTTTCCTTTTCTAAAATTTAACCATTCCACACTACCCTGCTCTAAATCAATTATTTTACAATTCATCTTATCCTGCCTTTTTTATTTTTGGAGTGCTTTTTAAAATATAAAAAGTATTTCTCGTTTCTTTGTTTCTAACTGTTTCTATTGCATAACCTTTATTTCTAAGATTATAAATATAAGCTCCAAGTCTTGTAGTAATTCTTGTATCTATGCAATAAAAATTATCTATTTTTCCTTTGTTTAATAAAATATTTAAGACTTGTTTTTCTTGTGATATTGTAGTTACTGACATTCTTTCTCCTTTAATCTTTTTACTTCTTTAATAGCTTTATCATCATTTTTAAAAACGCCTATAAGTCCTAAAGCATCAAGTATTTTTATACGAAAATTACTGAGTTTTACATTGATTTCAATTTCTTCTTCTAGCTTCAATGAAATTTCATTTATAGCAGTATCTTTTAATGCTATTACACCTTTTAGCCTTTGAATTTCTTTTTCTAAATATCTTATTTTTTCATTTTTTTTACTATTTAAGAACATAGTTTCGACCTTTCTTTTGCATAAAGAAGCTCATAAATTTTATTTTGCAAAGAGCTAATTTCTTTTATATTTTTCATATTTGCTTCTATTTGGTCTTTTAACTCTTTTAAAAGTTCTATTTTTTCATTTTCAAGATTAGAAATTTCAGTTTTTAAAGACTTATTTTCATCTTTTAAAGATTTATTTAGCTTCATTTCTTTTCGATATTCATCTTTGCTAAGTTTAATGATGACTTGTTCTTTTGTGTGATAAGCTTTCATTTTTCTCCTTTTAGATTAATGCTTAAAAGGGGCAACTGAGTTCTTTAGAATAGGAAATAAAACAAAAAAGGTAAATTCTCAAGTAGTTAATTTGTAAAAGTTGCCCCATTTAAGCATTAAAGGAGTTTAAGAAAAGCCGAGCAAATCCGCAAGTCTCGGCATTGTATAATCGTTTAAGTTTATGCTAAGCGGATTTGGTTAGAATTTGTCTGTGTTAAAAAATATTAGAGTTTTATAAGCTCTCTAATTAGCTCTAAGATTAAGATTAAAATTGTTAAAATTTTATCCCACATTTTAGAGCCTCCTTTCTCAACACTGAGACAAGTTAGCCACTTAAACTTTATAATTATACTTTCTTTTTCTTAAACTCTTGATTTTCTGTCGTTTTTAAAGTGCAAGAAAACCTTAAAAATAGCACTATAAACAATAATATCGAGCCAAGTTTATGGATAACTTGCTAACCCTTCCGCTATGCTATTGCTATTGTTTTATCCGAAATAAATTCGTTTAAAACCGCTTTGCTAAAGCCCCCGTCCCACTGCGTGGGTAAGAGTAAAGCAAAAAAAAGAACATTAGCAATTAAGCTTAATTTCCAAGCGGTCAAAAGCTTAAGAAAGCTCTTTTTTTTAAAGAACTTGTTAAACTTTTAATAAAGCTTTTCGTATTTCTTCTCAAATTTCCTTACTTTTTCCAATAAATCATAGGTATCGTTAATAAACTCATCTCCATAGGCTTGCAAAGAAGCTACAATATCTTCATCATCTTCCAAGCTTACTTCTAAAATATTTTTAAATTCTTGCAAAGAGTTAAAAATATCCGCAAAGTTTTCTCTGCTCTCTAATTCATCTTTAACTAATTCTCTTGCGTAGTTAGAAATTCTTTTTTCTTCTCTATCGAAATACAAATCTGTAAAACTCATTTTTTATCCTTTTTTTAGTTATAATTACTTTCACTCTAGGAAGGTGATGTAATGGACGAAATACAAAGCTTAAAAGCTCAACTTAATAATCTTCTTTTAAGAGTTAGCGAGCTAGAAAGTAAAGTCGCAACCCTTGAAAAAAGACTAAATGACAAAGATTTTCAAGTTTTAAACGAAACTCCTAATCTTTTAGAGAAATAACAAATCCTTTGTTTTCAAACGCTTCTTTGGTGATTAAGTTTTTAACTGCATTATGAAGAACATTAGCTAAAAACTCTTCCAAAGAAGCGTAACTTTTTGAATAATTTCTTTCAAAGGCTATTTCTAGCATTTTTTTAATATCAGGTCTTAAATCTAATTTAACCTCTAGCATTTTTTTATCCTTTTTGTTTTGTTGATAAAAGTATATAATAAAGAAACTTAATTAAAATTTAATTTAGTATATTAATTAGAAACTTTTTTAAAAATATTTTTGTGGTATAATAAAGATAAAATTTTTTAAAAAAGGTTGGTTTAATGAGAAAAGTAATTTTATATGGTTTTGTTATATTGTTTTTGTCGGCTTGTTCTTACTCGCAAATTAAGAATGTTTCGCAAAGAAATAATATTATGGATACGGATAGGAAATTTTCTAGTGCATATGCAGAATGTGAGCAAAATAGTGAAGAAAGTCGGTATCTTAATCATAAAATAAATGAGCTGCTAAAAAATAAAAAAATATATGGTAAAGATATAAAAATAGAATGTAAAATATCTAACTATGATGAAGGCAGTAGAGCTTTAAGATATTTTATAAGTTTTGGAGCTGGAGCAGCTAAAGCAAAAATAGAAGTTAAATTAACTGATGATAACAATCAAACAATATCTACATTTTCAAATGATGCTATTTTGCCTGGTGGATTATTTGGTGGAGAATCTAAAGGAGTTTTTGATAATGCTGCTTCAGGTATAGTCGAGTATGTAAAAAAGACATTTATCGATAAAAAATAAATATAAGTAGATTTTTGCTTGCGATGGATATAAAAGGTTGATGGGGTATTGAGGAGATATATAAAAAATAACCAAGAAAAAAAATCTTGGTTATGAAGTTATATTGATTATCGTTCTTCCAAGTTTCATAAATGTGTTATGAAAATCTTGTATTTTTTCTTTACTTGTTTGTTTAGCTGCGCCAAACTGATTAGCCTCATCCAAATCTTTATCATCTAGTAAAAATACTGGTTTTTTACTTCTTTGACTTATTGCTATTAAAGTGTTAAAATCTGGAATCTGCGCTAAATCATATGGGGACAAATTTGGAAATTCATTTTTTATTCCATTTTCAAATTTTTCCTTTTCGATTACACAATTAATATTTGACAATTCTGTTACAAGTGTAGTATTAATAGCGTCTCTTATAGCACTAATCCATTTTTCAAACGCCTTTGTAGGAGCCTCATTTCTAAGTCTATATCTTTGTTGGATTGCTCCTATAAATAAAGGATTATTGGGTATACCTTTTACACCTGTAGCTTGTTTAAAATCTTTTATTTCTTTATGCCATAATTTAAGAGTTTTGCTTAATGAATATATTGCTTGAAGACAAAAATAATCTGGACTCGTAGGAACTATAAAATACCTACTACCCATAAGAGCAATTTGATTTAGGCCGCTAATACTAGGGCTTAAATCTAACAATACATAATCTATTTCATTATTTATTGCTATTTTGTTTAAAACTTCAAAAAAGCATGTTATAATATTACCTAATATCGGAATACCTGCGGTTATTTTCAATGCTGTTGTTATTTGGCTATCTAATTGAGAAAGATTTAAACTACCAGCCAATAAAAATAAATTATCATTTACTGGAAAAATTTCACCATCATTAGCTGAACCATAACTATTAGCTCCAGATATAATTTTTTCAATAATAGGCTCGAATGTTATAAATTGTCTATTCTGATAAAAACTAGCCATAAAGTCATCATCTAATGCTTTACTTGATAAAACAAGTCCTGTTAAATTACATTGCGGATCTAAATCCACCATCAAAACCTTCTTGCCTAATTTTGATAAAGCCCAGCCTATATTATAAGTTGTTGTTGTTTTGCTAACTCCACCTTTGTGGTTAAAAAAACATATTGATTTTGCCATCAATTCAGTCCTCCAATATTTTTATAATAAATTATATATTATTTTAAATAATACAAACTATAAATTCTGTATAATTGTATAAGCTTTCAATCTTCGCTTATAATATGTATAATCAGCTAAGGCTAGAGTGGATAACAATGGTAAGATTATAAGTTTTTTCATTTAGCTTAACTCGTTTTTTAATCATCTACTTTAAGGTTTTATTTTATAACCATAACTCATCTAAGTCATATTTTGGATAAATTACACTATATCCTATTTCATAATGCTCGAAATCTTTTTTATTAACACATAAATGAGTATTTGGATTGACCCAAACACTCATAATTTTATTTTGTTTGATTAATTCTTTAAAAGCAAATTTTAAATCTTTATCATCTATATCAAGTCTTTGCTCTAGCATTATAAAATCACTTTCGCTAACAATATTGCCATTTTGTTTGATTAATTCTAATAATTTATTTTCTACTAATTTCATTTTTTAAATCATCAAAAAAGAAGCTTTGTATTTTGCCTTGAGCTAACACAAACATATCATTAACGCTTATAAGTGCTTGTATAAGATTATGTTGTTTTTTTGCAAAGTTATTTTCATTCGCACGAGTAAACAAGATATCATTATTTTTTTGAATATTAAAACCATTAAGAATTATTTCTAATTCTTTCAATCTTTTTTCTGAGTTAAAATCAAAACCGCTTAATGATAAATTTCTTAAAGTTTCTCCGCCATCACTCAACTCTATCAAATCATCTTTTTTCTCTATATAAAATAAAATATTATCATTACTTTTATCTAAAAATGGCGTTGTAATCTCATACATATTATTTTCTATTTTGGATATATCAAAATTGCTTTTAATATAAGAAAAATAAGAATTCATAAGATTTTCTATGTTTAACAAAATAAATCACCTTTTGCAAATTTTATATTTATTATATTACAAAATTGGCAAAAATCATAGCTTTGATTTAAAAAATCATCATTTATTTTAATATTAAATTCACTTAAAGGGAAAGCCCATTTATCTGCATAGCTTTCGATAAAAATATGGATATGATTTTGGTCTCGAAATCTAAATTCGCTATATTTTTCCATAAGCTCTGATAATCTTTTATCACTTGGAATTTTATTTGGATTAAATTCTGGATTTGTATGAGAAGCATAAAAATCAATTCTTGCTATTATATTAATTGCATTATAACGGTATTGGTTTGTTTTTCTTTGAAATTGCACACTAGATCTTGAAATATCAAGTATAAAACTATCTTTATGATATTTATCATCATCGCATTGTAATTCTATTTTTAAAGATTTAGAATTTTCAGAACTTGGCAACATATAAGTTTGTTGTATTTTTGGATGTTTTTCGATACTTAATAATTCTTTTATATTCATCATCCCACCACTTCTATAAAATTTTTAAAGGTTTCAATCGCCATTTTTGATACTACTGCACCTAAGATCTCGCATTGTTCAAATTCGCTATTATCTACTTTTTTATCCTCGTATTTTTTATTTTCAGAAACTAAAAAAATATAATCTTCAAAAGGTTCTTTTTTAATTTTTTTGCAAAATAAATCATCATTTTTTCTAAAAATAACAATATCTGCGTTTGAAATAGTCTCAAGTGAATTTTTGCTTCTATCTACAATAATAAAATCTCCATTAGATAAAATAGGTTCCATACTATCGCCATTAATTTTTATAATATCATAACTCTTCTTTATGGGTATATCTAAAATTTCTTTTAGAAAATTTTCATCAACGGAAACAATTTTTACTTCTTCACTTTGAGATGATGTTCCAAGTCCTGCACTCGCATAAATATCTGGAAAATATCTGAAATTTATTTGATTATCGTTTCTAAAAACATCTTGCAATATCACTTCGTTGAAAGGAATATCCAATGCATTACATAAAATTTTTATATATTGTGGTTTAGGTTTTGTTTTATTATCTTCTTTAGACATCAACCATTTTTTTATTGTTGCTTCTGAGCTTTCTATGCCATTTTTATATAAAATTTCCATCAAATCTTGATATGTAACTTTTTTATCTCTATTTTTTAAATAAAATTTAAATTTTTCAGTATCAAAATGAAAGTCGAATATATCTCCATTTCTTCCCATATTCTCTCCTTTTTTAGTATAAAAATTATACACTTTTTTCAAGCAAATAATGTTCCATAATTAGAAACATAATTAAATATTTATTAAGTTTCTTTATTTTATACTTTCGTTATGAAAAAAATAGATTTTTTTGATTTTACAAAAATATTGAGTAATCACTATACGCTTATTAGTGTTAAAAAGATTAGAACAAATAAATCACGCCCAAGTTTTAAAAAACAAATAGAGTTTAAAAAACTCTACGGAATACCTCATGAATTTTGGGTGGATGTTCGTAGCAATCTTACAAACATACCTAAGCGTGGGAGAAAAAGAAAGGATAGAGAATGAAAGTGATTAAAATCAACTGTTCTTTTATCAGACCACATACAATTAAAAGTTTTAGTGTTTATGCTGAGCAAGAATTTATTGTTCTTAAAATTTTTAATGGAGTGAATTATATACAGAATTTTGAAATATTTAAAAGCAAAGAGTTGGATTATCATTATACTTTTGGAGTAAAACAAAATTCAAAAACAATTATGATATTAGATGAAATAGATAACTTAATGCAAAAACTCGCAGTAAATACCAGTCTTGAGGTTAAAAGACTTTTATCAAAAAGAAAGGGTTCTATTTTTAAAAATGAAACAATGTTTTTAGATTGTGAATTATTTAATTTTTTAGCGAAAAGCGAAGAAAAAAATAATATAGAACTACTTGTAAAAGAATATCGCAAAGAGCAAAGAAAAATAGGATTTTTCAAAAGGTTTTTTTTATGAAATTAGTTTTTTTGATTTACATAGCATCAATACTTGATGATATCAATCGCGTATTCTTTACCGCAGGCATTTTGACTCTTGCTTGTGGTATTTTTGCAATTATTCTCTACTATGGTAGCAAATTTGAACACAGTGAAGAATTTGCAAATATAGGAATAAAAGGAATGAAAATCTTTATTCCTATTAGCATAATAACAGGATCTATTGCAATTCTTACTCCAAGCAAACAAACTGCTTATTTGATGGCTGGTGCTTATATAGGAAATCAAGTTGCTACTAGTGAATTTGTAAATAATAGATTAGAAAAAATCATAGAAATTATAGATTTGAATCTTGATAAGCAAATCAAAGAATTACAAGGATTTAAAAAATGATACCAAATTTTATAGCAAGTTTTGATGTAGCTTTGGGGCGTAAAAGCCTAAGAGAGAGAAAAGGCTATTTGAAATTATCAAACACTATAGCTTATGGTGGTCTTAGTGTTGATGCTCTGGCATTATATATACAACTAGCTAAACTTAGTGAAAAAACGATTGTAAGTGAGATCTATCTAAGAGAGTTTATAAAAGTTAAAAATAATCAAAGAATGAGTTTAAATAGATTAAGAATTGCAAAAAAAGAATTAATCGAGCTTAGGCTTTTAGAAATTAAAAAGGTTAGAAATGGATCTTTAAATTTTTATGAGTGGATTTTAAAAGATGAAAATTATCAAGTCAAAAAGCATTTTAACAAATCTTTATCTTTGCTTAAAAACAGTGATGAAAAGCTAAGCAAAACTCTTAAAAATAACGCTTCATCAATCGACAGAAAATTAACTACTGAAAACGAAAAAAAAGAGAATTTGCATTATATAGAAACACGCACGCACGCACGCGATAATAAATTTATAAATAATATAAATATAAATATTAATAATAAATTTATAAAAAAAGAGAATTTAGAAAATTTAAAAAATAATCAAGAAAAGAAAGAACGCGTTTGTAATCAAAACGCCTCTTTTGTAGTGAGCTTTTTAAAACTTGATGAAAAGGAATGTGAAAAAATGGCAAAAAAAGAATTTAAAGTCCCAAATGCTAATGAGCTTATGGGGCAAATAATAGCTTTTAATGAGAAAAATGGCACAAACTTTGGCGAAGAGTTGGCTAATGATTTTATAGGTTATTGGGATGCTAGAGAGTGGAAAAGAAATGGAAAAAGAATGTCAAGCATTGCAGGCAGTCTTTATACTTGGCTTAAATATGCTAAAGAAAACGAGCTAAGAAAAAATCAGCGTTTTAACAGAAAAAAAGAAGCCAATCCTAGTGTGGTTGATAGCCTGATGGAGTATTACGGAATGAAAGATGAGAACAAAGACAAGATCTTAGGATGCTTTTAAGGAGTAAAAAATGCAAGAAAAAATACAAATTTTAATGGACTTATTGGAAATTAATAAGGCTCAGGCAACTGATATTGTAGGTAGATATCTCAAAAGCGTTAAGGATATTCATGCTTTCTTAGATTTTTATTTCGAAACTTTAGAAAGAGAGAATATCGTAGGGACAAGCTATGAGAAATTAAGAAGAGTTTGCAAAAGAGCTGAAATCGAGTTTAAAAAGCGTTTTGAAGATAAGGAAATATTTTTAGAATGGCTTTGTAATAAATACAAAAATCAAGCTTGCTTTAGAGTTTTTAAAGGCGATTTTAAATACTCATATTTTGCAAATTACGGAAGCAATCAAAAAATTAAAATAAATCAAGAATCTATTGATTCTTTAATTTGCATCAATACTTTTAAGCAAATCACTTATAAAGATGGTGATTTGATAGCTAATGGAGAATTTAAAGAAGCTTTAGTTGATTTCATGTTCAAAAATCAAGATAGGATAGGAAGAGATTTAGAGCATTCTTTACCAGTGCGAGAAATAGAAAGAGTTTTAACTTTAGATAAAATGAGAGAGCTTGAAAAAGCTGAAGAAAAAAGGCTATTTAATGAGAATAAGAGTAGATTTGAAAAAATTCTTAAAAGCAAAATAGCTTTTAAACGCATAAGCTAAATTTAAGAAAGTCTGAAATGGAAAAGTATATTTTAAAAATTGATTTAAAAAGCAACCCAGTTCCTTATAAAAGAACCACGCAAAGATCTAAATTTGCATGTAAAGATTATCTTAAATATTTAGATTTTAAAAAACTCTTGCAAATGGAGTTTAGAAGACAAAATAATATTAGCTGTTTTCAAGCCTTTGATAAGCAAAAGAAATATGAGTTTTCTTTAAAAATAGGATTTAACAGCAAAAGGCATGGCGATGGGGACAATATCGTAAAATGCGTGTTAGATGCGTTATTTGAAAACGATAAGAATGTTTTAAAAGGCGATTATGAGATTATTAGTTTTAAAAAATCTTTTTTAGACCTAGAAATCAAAGAATTTAATTTTAAAGAATGGGTGGCTTGATGGCTAGAATGATGACAAATGGCAAAAGTATGACAAAAGAAGAGCTTGTTTCAAAAATAGAGAGTTATTTTAATGAAAGAGTTGTCTTAAAAGAAACTAAAGAAAGTGTTATTTTTGCACCTAAAACAAAAGTGGGATTAGCTGTGCATTTAGGGATTTCAATGCAAACTTTAAATGAGTGGGAGAAGGATAAGGATTTTGGAGAAATTGTATCTCAAGCTAAGCAAAAATGCGAAATGGATATTTTAAACCATTCCTTAATCGGCACTTATACACCTAGCGTTAGTATGTTCTTGCTAAAAAATCAACATGGATATGTGGATAAACAAGAAGTTGTCAGCGATAACGTTCAAAAAATTGAAATTATAAGAAGTGAAATCAAATGAAATTAAAAATCGATTTTTCTTACACTCCGGCACAACTTAAAGTTTTTGATGATAAAAATCCACGCTTTATAACTGTAGCAAAAGGCAGAAGACTTGGTTTTACAAGGGGAAGTGCTAAGTTTGTTATCGAAAACTTGCTTTTAGGACAAAATGTATTATGGGTGGATACCATACAAGCAAATTTACAAAATTATTACGAGTTATATTTTACACCTGAGTTAAAAAACTTGCCAAAAGATTTTTATTCTTGGAGTGTACAAGATAAGAAATTAATCATTAACGGAGCGGTACTTCATATGAGAAGTGCTGAAAGAAGCGAAAATATCGAAGGTTTTGGATATGACCTTGTTATTTTAAACGAAGCAGGAATTATTTTAAAAGGCAGCAAAGGAGAATATCTTTGGTATAACGCCATACGCCCTATGTTGCTTGATAATCCTAAATCAAGAGCGATTATCGGTGGAGTTCCTAAAGGAAAAAATCTATTTTATGAACTTTGCAAAAAAGAACTCAGCGATAAAAATTGGAAACATTTTCAATTCTCAAGCTATGATAATCCATTTTTAAAAGAAGAGCAAATTAAAGAATTAATTGAAGAAGTGGGTGGCGAAGATAGCGAAGTAGTCAAACAAGAAATTTATGGCGAGTTTATAGATAGCGGGAGTGCTGAATTATTTTCTCTAAGTGAAATTGAAAATGCGATGAGCAAGAACTCTTTTAGCATTGAAAAAATGCAAGGCGAGAATATTTGGGGGCTTGATGTAGCAAGATATGGAGATGATAAGAGTGTTCTTGCAAAAAGAAAAGGTTTTGTAATTGATGAAATAAAAAAATACTCACAACTTGGAACCATGGAATTAGCAAACAAAATACTAGCCGAATACAACCAAAGCGAAGATAAACCAAAAGGTATTTTTATAGATACTTGCGGTCTTGGCGTTGGCGTGTATGATGTCTTGTTAACTTATGGTTTGCCTGTATTTGAGGCAAATTCTGCAAATTCTGCAACTAGCAATGAATACTTAAATAAAAGAGCGCAGATGTATTTCACCTTTGCGAAAAATTTAAAACACATGGAGATTGTTAAAGATGAAGAATTAAAAAAAGATATGAGAATGATTGAGTATGAATATAGCGACAAGGGGCTTTTAAAGATAGTTTCAAAAGAACAATTAAAAAAGAACTATGGCAAAAGTCCTGATGTTAGCGATGCGGTGGCATTAACTTTTTTTGAAAAACTATACAGCAGAAACAATACTAATGAAGATTGGAGTTATGATGGCTGGTGAGTTTTTAATGATTTATGATGCAATTGATGTAAACAAAATAAAAAAGCTTTCAAATTTAAGCGATGAGGCTATAAAGTCAAGTCTTGCAAATGAATTTTTAGAACTTGTATCAGGGTTTAATAATATTTCTAAAAAGAAATTTAAAAGAGAATTTGCGGAGTTTTTATTTGAAAAAGGAGTGAATGAAAAAGATATTTTAAAAATAACAAATTTAAGCAAAACAACAATATGGAGAATTATGAATGAAAACAAAAAGAACTAATGATGAGAGAGTATCGTTTTTAACACAACTCATTAGAGAAAGTAAAAGTGGATATGAAAATTACAAACCACACTTTAAAGAATTGCAAGATGCTTATTTGCTTGAAAATAAGGCAATGCAAAAATTGAGAAAAAGAAATAAATCAAGTATCTACATACCAAAAATAAACGCTAAGGTAAAGTATTTAATCACTAGCTTAAATGATGTATATTTTAATAGTGAGAGAATGGCAGATATTGAAACTTACATTAATAGCGATGATACTATTATAGAGCTATGGCAAAATGCCATAGATTTTTATAGCGGTAAAATCAATATGTTTAAGATTTTTCAACCGCTTTTCTTAGATGTTTTACTTGTGGGAACAAGTATAGCTAAGCTTACTTGGCATAAAGGAATGCCACGCATTGAAAGAGTAGATATTGATAGTATATTCTTTGATCCAAATGCGTTAAATAGCGAGGATGTAGGATATATAGTTAATGAAATTTACCTAACTTATAATCAAATCCATGAAAGACAAAAGCTAGGATTTTATAAAAACATAGAAATTGAAAAGCTTTTTGACGAAGATGATGAGTATAAAAAAGTGAAGCTTTATGATATTTATGAAAGAAAAAACGATGATGAGTGGGTGGTTTCTACCTTATTTGAAAATAATTTACTTAGAAATGAAGTTACTTTGCAAGATGGACAGCCTTTTGTCTGGGGCTCAATGCTGCCACAACTTAAAAAGATAGATAACGAAAACTATGTAAGTGCTTATGGCGAGCCTATAATGGCTTCTGCTATGCCTTTGCAAGATGAAATTAATATAACTAGAAATCTTTTAATCGATGCAGTAAGAACTCATATCATGCCTAAAATAATGATGCCAAAATCAATGGGAGTAAGCAGAGAAGATATAGAAACCTTAGGAAAACCAATATATACAGACGATCCAAAGGGTGTGCAAATATTACCACCACCAAATGTAAATAGTGCGGGAATAAATTTACAGCTTTTAGAAAGCGAACTCACAGAAGTTACAGGAGTTAGTCCACAAAACAATGGAGCTCAAACTGCACAAAATGAAACAGCAACAGAAATTAGCATAAAAGCACAAGAAGGCGGAAGAAGAAGTGCTGACTATATAAGACAGTATAACGAAACTTTTATAGAGCCTTTATTTGATAGATTTGCAATGCTTGTTTTTAAGTATGGAGAAGATAGTTTTTTTAATGGTTTTCAAAGAGAGGATATACCTAGTTTTAGATTTAAAATTCAAACCGGCACAGGTGCCATGAATAAAGAAATTAGACGTGCAGGAATTCAAGCTAGTATGCAAGTTTTTTCTGGGTTATATCAAATGTATATGAGTATAGGCGATGCAAATTCTGCTTATGGGATTATAAATGCTAGTAAAGAACTTACTAAAGAATTATTACCAATTTTAGGTGTAAAGAATGTAAATAGCCTATTTACTTTTGAAAATAAGCAAGAAATGCAACAAGGAGAAACTAATGCTCAATATTGAAATTAAAAGTGATATATCTAAAACTAAAGGAGGAAAGAATTTAATCGAATTTATAAAAGCAAAATATAGTGAATGTTTTTATATAGCAAAAAATAACGATGAGAAAGAGTTAAGGTTAAAAGCTTTAGATACTATGGCTTTTTTAGACATAATAATCAATAAAATAAAGGATGAAGAAGATGGAAAATGATGCTTTAAAAGATTTAATTAATGTTATAACAGATGATGATAAAGGACAAGTTGCTAATAATGGCGATGAACCTACGCAAGTAGAAGATAATGAACCTATGCAGGTTGCTAATGAGAACGAGCCTGATTATAAGGCGATGTTTGAAGCTTATAAAAGTGAAAATGACAACAAATTAAATGCTTTAATGAGTGAGCTTGAAGCTTTAAAAAATCCAAAAAAAGAGCCAAGTGAACAAGAATTACAAAGAGAGCAGTATTTAAAAGAATTAGGACTTGATGGACTTGATGAGAAATTAAAAAGGCTTGAAGAGCTTGATAAAAAGCAAAAAGACAAAGAAGAGCAAGATGCACTAATCGCTAAATACGCACAAGTAGAAAGCGAGTTAAGAAAAGCCTATCCTGATGCGGATTTAAAGGCTATGGCAGAACTTGCAACAAAATTAAATGGTTTAGGCGAAGGTAATATTGACAGCTGGAAAACCTTGCTTAATTTGGTCGGAAAATCAAATAATGCCAAAAAAGCTGAAGATTTATCAAGTGCAAATAATAATGTAAGAACGAGTGATTTTAACGATAAGTTAAAAAAAGGCGAAGTTAGCGAGATAGATCTAGGCAAAGAATTATTAAGTTTAGTATAAAGGAGAAATTATGGATTTTATAACAGCTTTAAAAGGTGGTACGGGACTAGGCTCTAGCTTTGCAGATACTTTGATGAAAACAAGCAATTTTACTCCAAATTTAGCAAGTAGCAGTGGTGGTTTTTTAAATGGATTAAAAAATTCTTTTAGTAATTTTGGAGATTGGTTATTTAAAAGTTCTGATGCAAATAAAGTAACTAATTTTGATAGATTAGGAAATGTTTTAGGCGCTGGGGGTGCTTTATATGGTGCTTATAATCAGCAAAAAATGGCAAAGAAAAATTTTGATTTACAAAAAGATGCTTATAACTTCAATAAGTTTTTAGCCAATGAAGAGTTAAACAGAAGAAAGAATATGGAAAATAAACTTCAAAATGTTTGGAGTAATTAAATAGATTTGGATTTAAGGAGTTTGTTTTAAAGGGTAAATCTTAACCCCTTGTATAAGGGGCTTTGTTTATTGATTGTTAATTTGCATTGACAACAATAATACAAAGTAGTATAATAACTATTAAGATTTGTAGCATCTTATTTCACCGCCTTTCTAGGTGGTAATTTAGTGCTAAGGGTGGCGACCCTTGGCACCACACCTTTTAAAATTATACACAAACTTCCTTAAATCCTTTATTTTAAAAGAAAGAATAAAGGAAACAAAATGGCATTTTATAACCCGCAAAGAGTAGTATTTAATCCTGATACAGGCGTTATACAAAACGCAGGAAAAGTCGGTGGTGTCTTATATGACATCATGAGCAAAAGTTTTGATGATAAAGTTAAAGCTAATGAGTTTCAGCAAGAGCAAGATTTAAGAAAGCAACAAATGGAATTTAATCAGGCTATGCAAAATAATCAAATCTTGCAAAATGAATTTAATAATGCTTTAGCCTTGCGAAAATTTGACCTTGAAAGACAAAGACAAGTTCAAGATAATGCTTTAAATTGGGCTAAATATAAAGAAGATAAAGATTATAATCAAAAATATTTAGATTATTTAACTGGTAAAAATAGTAATATAGTTACTAATAAAACAAATAATAATTCAGGCTTTAGTATAGATGCTAATGGTAATTTAAGCGAACCGCAAACAATGAGAGATGTTTTTAGCAAAGAAAGTAATGGCGGGGATTTGTATCATTTTGCAAAAACCGCTAAAACGCAAAATATAAATTTAAATGATATTTATGGATTTGGAGATACCATAAATCAAAAATTAAGAAATACTCCTTTTAGTAATAGTAAAAACTTAAAACAAGAATTCGCAGATAAGCTAAAAGCTGAAATAAATTTAGCACTAGTTAATATCACAAGTGGCAGGATGAGCAATGAAGATAGACATAGATTAGAAGAATTGGTTAAAACAGATAGTTTTTACTTCTTTGATAAGTATGCTAAACATGATATTGAAAAAGCAGTAGAAATACTATATAGAGTAAAAAATGATGCCTTAAAAAAAGAATATATGGATATTTGGAAAACAGAAAGGTATTTAAAAGATAGAGATAATATAGAAAATTATTATAGTAATATGCATAAAAAACTAGAAAATGAAAAAGCTATGATAAAAGATTTTATAAATGGTGGAAATATTTTAGCTTCTCAAGGGCAAAGAGTGCCATTAAATAAGATTTTATCACAACAACCGCAACAACAATTAAACCAAAATTTTTTACAACAAAACAATATGATTACATTTAGATAATAAGGATAAAAGATGACAATACAAATACCACAAGGTGCAAAAACAATGCAACTTTTTGATATGAATATAGATATACCAGAAGGAAAAACTTATATAGATATTGATGATAATTTTTTGCAGAATAAATATAATCAATTTATGCAAAATAATCAGCAACAAAACAATTTTAATTCACAAGAAGAATTAGCTTTAGATGGTAAGCCTATGAGTATGTATCAAGCACCACAAGTAAGCCAAAATGAGCCACAAGAACAAGGAGTATGGAGTAAAATAAATAAGGGTCTAGAAGATTTTAATAACCTTATAGATCCAAAAAGAATGATATCTGAAGGATTGGATTATCTTTCTCCAAAAGTTACAAGTGGTGAAGAAGGGGCAAGGCAAAAAATAGAAGATGCTACAAATCAGATATCAGGCGGGTTGTTGGCTAGAAATTTTACTAGCCTTGATAATGAAGAGCAAAAACAAATTTTTCAAATCGCATACGATGAAATAAAAAAATTAGGATATGAGCCATTTTTAGAAATAAATAATGGAGACTATAAATATATAGGCGTTGATAAAAATGGAAAAGAAGTTGATTTTACTCCTAGTTTTAGAAATACACTTGCTAGTACTAAAAACGAGTTAGCATTTTCTGTAGCTGGTGGATATGCTGGAAGTTTAGCAAAAACAGCAGGACAAACAATAGCCAAAAAAGCTTTAAATTATTTCGCACCATCTGCAATTGGTGCTGGTAGCGGTGCTATGGCTGATCTTCATTCGCAAAGTAATAATACAGGAATTGAAGCAAGTTATATGGACTATGCTAAAAGGTTTGGAAGTGCAGCCGCAGAAGATGCCTTAGCAGGTGCTGTAGTTGGATCAGCTATAAAGGGAATAGGAAAAACATATAAAAGTGTTGGTGATTTAATAAGCAGTGTTAAAACAGGAGCACAAGCCGGTAAAGATATGATAGATGGCATGGCAGTAAAAGGGGGTAATTTAAAAGAAAATATAGGGGATAAGCTTAGAAAAATAAGCCCTAGTATTTTAAATGATTTAGCTTCACAAGGTAGCGAAACTTCAAAAGCTTATGCAAGAGAGCTAATAGAAAGCGGAAATAGAAATTATGATGATATATTGCAAAAATCAAGAGCTATGCCTTTAGAAGTTAATCAAGGAAATGCATTAGTTGATGGAGTGGCAAGCAAAATAAAAGATTTCTCAAATACTGCAAAAAATGGTTTTGTAAAAAATACAGCAGACAACGTAACTAATTCACTAAATAATATTAGTAAAAATATAGGTTCAAAAGAAGCAGCACTGAATCAACAAGATCTTATTAATCTTTCTTTTATGAATGATGATTTAGCTAATATGGCAAGAAGTGTTTTAGCAAATGACCCTAAAATGGCAAATAAGGTTGCAAACTCTTTACACTTACAAGATGAGGCTATATTAAAAGAGTTAAATTTAAATAATGCTTCTAAGGCTGATGAGCTTTATGCTTTAAGAGATGCTAGAGCAAAAAGAGCTTATGATGAATTTGGAAAAGGACTTGATAAACTAGATGAACTTAATCCAAATGGTGTAAAAGTAGATAAGCAAACCATAGATGATATAGTTTTAAACTCAAGTGTTTATAGTGAAAGCACACCAGCTATGATAAAAAATTTTATTCATGAAGCAAAAAGCGGTGCATTAGATGGTAAAAGCGTTAAAGAGATTTACGATAGAATTGATGCTATAGGCAATAAAATAAAAGAAAGCTCAAGTTACAACTATAAAGATTTTTTAAATAGCTTAAAAGACGCATTTTTAGAAAATATAGTAAAAAGTGCTGATAATCCCCAAGAAGCAAAAGAGATTTTAACCAAGATTAGAAAAGATTATGCAGATTTTAAAGTATATGATAAAAGTAAATTAGGAAAAAAACTAGAAGGAAGTGAAAAAGAGATATCAAAAGATATAGATAAAATACTTAATGAAACTAATCCAAAAAAGAATTATGAAGCTATAACAAAAGGACTTAATGATGATGAGATTAAAGTTTTAGATAATCAAATAATAACTAGAGCTTTAGAAAAAAATAAAGTAAATATAGGAGATGCCAATAATCCCAAATTTGCAGTAAATTATAAAGCGGTCATGGATAATTTTGAAAACTTTAAACCAAAAAGCAAATCAGGACAAGAGAAAATTGAAGTTTTAAAAACAATAGGTGATTTACGTACTAACTTTGAAACTGTAATAGATGGTATTTTAAATTCAAAAGCAAAAGAACTAGGACATGGAATAAGTACAAATTTCATAGAAAGAGCTAAAACAATGCTTGTTAATAATTTCACTGATTATATAGCTTTTTATTTTATGAGATTATGGGAAGTTGGCAAAAGAGCTGGAACAAGAATACAAATGCGAAGGGGGTTTAGCAATATAAATAATTTAAAAGATTTTGATAGATCGGCTAAAGAATTTATAGAAAGTATTAAAGATAAAACACTCAAAGAAGAAGCACAAGAGGCTAGAAAAGAATTTAATTCAAAAGTTAAAGATTTAATCAAAGGCGACAACTTTTTCATGGATAAAGCTGATCCGAGCAAAGCAAAGAGTGATTATACTGCTAAATTTAATGTAGAAAAATGGATTAATAATGTTTCAGGAATTTTAAAAGATGAATGGGTGGTAAATTTAAAAGCTATGGCTAAAAAACACCCTGAAATGTTTAAAAACGAAGCAGATGTATTTAAGGTAATTAAAGAGATAAAAGACAATCCTACTCATTTTTTTAAAAACTATGATGATGAAGTGGCATTAATAGCTAAACCTTTAAAAGATAATAAGGTTGGCAATATAGCCATAAAAAAAGATAGTGGCAAAATTATACATATTAATAAAACAAAAGGTAAGGATTTGGAAAGATTAAATCGTAGAAATAAAGCAATGCTGACAGGTACGCCAACTCCTGCAACCACTAAAGGCAGTACTACCAATGTGGAAGGCGATTTATTACAGCATTCTTTTAAAAATTCTACCCAAACTAAACCTAAAACAAACTTAATGGATGATATAAAAGAGAACATTAAGGCAAAAGAAGTAAAGAAAAAGAATAAAAAAAGCGTAAAACAAAGACTTGATGAAAAAATACAAAATGATAAAAAGGCTAGTGAAGAAAGAATTAAGAAAATAAAACAAGTTATAGCTAGAAAGCAAAAAATAGATAAGGTTACAGATAAAAAAATAGCAGGAAAAATAGGCACTCATACGCTAAAAAATCTTATTAAATTAAAAGAAAGGAGCGAAGATAATAAAAATTAAGGGCTTAAAGTCCTTGATTTTTATCTCGTTCTTTAAAAGAATTTGGAAAAAATTATGCAGAATATTATTACGATGGAAAAGGTGCTTTACAAAAACTACTCATTGAAAAACAAGGACAGGTGGCTGGGGCTTTTCATATACAAAGAATGACAACTCGGTTATTTATTTAGAATTTAAAGTTAATTTAACATCCAAGCATTCCAATCTTTTATTTGTTGAATTTTTAAATTGTCCTAATTGTGATAATATTAAATTAATATCATTCATCTCTAATGAAAAAATTTCTGATAAAAAATGTTCAATACTTTCTTTCTTTTCTTGTTTGCATAGCAAAACAATACCATCCCAATAATACAAAATAAAACTACAGAAAAAATCTTGCAATACCTTTATATTTTGTCTATCTTTACGCTGTAGAAAATGATTAATTCGTGTAGTGTAATGTGCGAAATCATAGCTTTTAATATACTGCATTTTTAATTTCCTCTTCAGCCTTTAAAACACCTTTGGCGTATTCTATAATATCTATTTCTTTGCCTTCATAAGCTCCAAATATTTTTACGAAATCAGGATTTAATTTTTGCTCTATTGCACTTTTTAAAGCTACTGATGCATAATATACCTTGGCATCAAAATCTTTTAATTCACTTCCTTTTTTTTCCATTCTTTCTTTTGATACGCTTATAATTTTATTAAGAATTTTTATTTCTTTTTTAAACTTTTTAATTTCATCTAGTTCTATAATTCCATGTTGACAACACATAAAAGAATTAAAATTAAATTTCATATCAGAATACAAACTATCACAAATTTGTTTATAAAAATCAATGTGATTTATTATTGTTTTTTGTATCGTTTTTACATTATTATTAAAACTTACATACTGCGAGCTTAAAGCTTTTATTGGCATTAATGCCATACTGCAAACTATTGATAAGCTAGTTATAGTTTTTTTAATATTCATAATTAAGATAACCTTTTGTTTGTCAATAATTTTTTTATTTATGGATCATAATAAAAATTATACTACAGCTATAATAAAAATTATTTTATATTGTAGATAAATTAATATAAAACTTTTTTATATTATTAATCATTTTAATGATATTTACGCTTTTTGTGTCAATAATTCAATACTATTTTTTATAATAAATATCTAAATCATTTCAAAACACACTATATTTGAAATAGTCATTTTTGGAAAAATCCTTAAAACTAAACTAAGGAGAATTCAAAAATGGCTTTACCTTCAATGGGACATACCCCACCCGCAACAGAAAATGTTAAGTTAAAACAATCAATATATGAAACGATTATTAAAATTGGAGCTACTGAAACACCAATTTTAAATAAAATAGGCACTTCAAAGGTTACAAATCCTTTAACCCATAGTTGGCTTACAGACACTTTTGAAGAACCAAAAAAGAACGCAAATTTGGAATTGAGCAAATTTGTAGGGGAAACAAAAAACACAGCTCAAAAAACTACAAATGCTACTCAAATATTCATTACCGAAGCCATGGTATCAAAAGCTTTGTTAAAAGCAAATCAATATGGTGGCAATGAAATGGAGTATCAAATAGGCAAAAAAACCAAAGAACATAAAATGGATATGGAATATGCTTTATTTGGTCTAGGCAGAGATAGTGATGTAAAAAAATCAGTTTTCAAAGATTATGTTCAAGCACAACAAGCAACAAGTGGAGAAATGGCTGGACTTTTTCATTATATCGCTAAAGGAAAAGATAGCTTTTCTAATGGAAAGCGTGGAAATGTATTAGCTTTTGATGAAACAGGAGATTGGAGTGGAACTGCAACAGAACTAACAGAAGATAAACTTAATCAAATTTTGCAAACCATTTGGAATAGCGGAGTGACGCCTAAAGATGTCTTTTTAGGAGCTGAGTTAAAAGGAGCTATCAATAAATTCGCTACAAGAATTTTAGGCAATGAAACAAAACTAGTAGGACAAGTAGTGAGCCTTGAAACAGATTTTGGAACGGTAAATTTCCATATGCATAGATTATTAAGCCCTAAATATGGTTTGGGCGATGTTTTAATTGCTGGGGATTTTGAGTATATGAAACATGGGCTTTATATTCCTACTATGATTGAAGATGTTCCAACTGATATTACTGCAAAAGCAAAAAGATTTTATACGCAAAGCACTTTAGAAGTAAGAAATGCTGATGCTTTTGCTATAGGCGTGGGATTAACGAGTGGAAATAATGCAAAGGCTAAAGCGGTTTTAAAAGCAGCAAAAGGTGCATAATGCTTTGTATTATGGCTAAAAAACTCATTATCGCTAAAGTTAAAAATTCTTACAAAATGATAGAAGATGATGAAGTTTTGAAGGCCTATTTTATGGAAGCATTTTATTATATTTTATCAAAATGTGTTCCTAGCGTTCTTTTAAAAAATGTAGAGCAAGGCGAAAAAGTTTTTAGGCGAGTTAGAGATAATCATTTTTTGATTATTCCTGATGAGCCTGATTTTGACAATGAAAAAGAACATTTAATGATAGATGAAACACTTAGTTTTGCTGTGATTAATTATGTTTGTTATTTGATTACAAGATGCGAAGAAAAAGACTTTCTGGCATTATGTGACAAGATAATTAATGAGTATATAGCTAACGATGGCAAGGAGCTTGATGATGAAAGAACATGGCTGTGAGTGTAATTTTACAAATAAATTTAATCGAGCTTTGAGTTATAAAGACTATGTGCAAAGTATAAATAGTGCTGATTTTATAGCTTATTTAGATGATAAAAAATGGCTTTTAGCCATGGATGATCTGCTTTTCTTTTGTGAAAAGAGAATTAAAGATAGTGATTATTATGAAGGTTAAAAATGGGAACAAGCTTAAATGAGTTAAAAACAGGTAGAGAAAAACTTGAGATTATAAATCAAGTTTTGGCAAGAATTTCAAATGTTGCTACTGCTTTGGATAATACCAGAATAGAAGAAATTGTAGGACTAAAAGAACAAGTTAATAATTTTTATAATCAAACTTTAAATCTTAAAAATTTAGTTGTAGAAAATAGCGAGCTTACTCAAAGCAATACTGATTTTACTAAAAACAAAAGAAATGAAATTGAAAAAATAAGCAATGAAATAAAAAATACTTTAAACAATATAGAAGAAATCTACAACAACATTATAAAATCAGAAAAAGATATAAGCAATGGAGTTAATTTTGTTAAAGACAAATATCCTGAACTTAATGAGTTTAATAAAAATTTTGAAATTATAAAAATAAAACTTGAAGAATATTACAACATAGCTGTTGATTTTAATGCAGGTCTTAAAAAAATAGAGGAAAACAAAAATCTTACCAAATCCTATTTAGATTTATCCATAGAACTTAAGCAACAAATCTTACAAGAACTAGAACACGCACAAAGTATTAAAGAAGATTTGCATTCTAATATAGGGCTTGTAAATAAACTTGTTTCAAATATCGTGGCAACAAAAAATGAAATTATATCCATAACAAATCATTTTAAAAATGTAAAATCAGAAGTTCAAAATATAGTTAATGATGCTGAAGCAACAATAAAGCTTAAAATAAACACTATTCTTTTTGAAAATCAAAGATTAAATCAAAATATGATTAATCTACTAAAGCGTTGTGAGAAGTTAGAGGATGAAATAGTAGGAAAATATGAAGATATTTTAAAAATAGAAGATCTTATAAACTCATCAACTGAAATTATAAATGATTTGAGAGAGGCAGTAAAACAAAGCGAACAAATAAGCGAAGATATGAGAAGTTTTACAGCTATCATCAAAGACTTTAAAACAGAAATTTCTAATCTAAAAGCAGATTTAGAAAGCTATGGCGAAAGATTAAAAGGACAACTTGATTTAAAATTAGCACAAGCAAACTCAAGTGTAGATGCTAAGATTTCAAGCATTGAGACTCTAAAAAATCAAATTGAAGCATATGTAGAAGCTAATAAAAATACCGTAGATGTGGCTTTAGCTAACTTTATAGAAAGATCTAAAATAGCTAATGAAGATTTAGGAAGATTGGCTGAAGTAGCAAGAACAGAACTTGCTAATGATAAAACAGCTATTGAAAGCTATTTGCTAGAACTTAAAAAAAGTATCGTTGATGAAATGAAAGAAGTGTCAAATAGCGTTACAGATGAAACAAGTGGAATACTAGCTCAAAAAAACCAAATAGAGCTTATCATATCACAAGGAAAATCAGATTTAGATGCTTTATTCAACAACTTTAACTCAAATTATCAAAACAAACTTAACGAATTTAATTCTAATACTAATGAGAAATTAGCTTCTATTAATTCACTCAGTGAAGAAAGCATAACAAATATACAAAATAAAACAGATGAAAATATAGGCAGATTAGATACAGCCAGCGAAGAAAAACTAGCTAAATTTGATGAAATTATAAAAGATAATTTGGGTGGAATTTATTCTCACATTTTTTCAATCGAAAATGTTTTATTTGATAAAAAAATAATTAAATTAAGTTATAAGGAGTAAAGAATGGCGGACTTAGAGCAAGTTGTAAATGATTTAAATTTGGCATCACAAAGCTTACAAGAGTTAAGAGAAAAATATGATGGTGCTTTAGATTTACTAGATAATAAAAATACAGAAATAACAGGTGCGCTAGATAGTGCAAAATCTGATGCACTACAAGAAATACAAACTATAAGCGATACAGCTACAAGTCAAATTTCGCAGTTAAAAGACACATCCTTAAATTTGGTCAACGAAGCTAAAAATACAGCTACAACTGAAATATCAAATAAAAAGGAAGAGCATAAACAAGAGTTAGAAACTAAGAAGAATGAATATATTAATGAAATTGATGCAAAAGCTAATGAGTATGATATTGCCAATATTAATGCGCAAGTTCAAGCTATGGATACCAAAATAACCGAGCAGATCAATGGTGCAAAAACGGAATTAAATTCGAAAATAGACAATAAGGTAACAAAAACTGGAAATGAAACTATAGCAGGCGTTAAGACATTCTCTAGTCCAATAGTAATACCAAATGCAACTGCCAATAACCATGCGACAAATTTAGGTCAATTAAATAGCAAAGTTGCATTAAGCGGAAATCAAACCATAGCAGGTATAAAAACATTCTCAGTACCACCTGTATCAGCAACTAATCCTACCGCTAACAATCAAGTAGCAAACAAATCATATGTAGATACAGTCGGAAATAGCAAAGTTGCATTAAGCGGAAATCAAACTATAGCAGGTGTAAAGACATTCTCAGTACCACCTGTGTGTGGTGCTAATCCCACACAAGATACACAATTAGCAAGAAAATGGTATGTGGATTATGGCGGCGGAATTAAGAACTTAGGAAATCAAACAGCACCGAAAATAGATTTAAGACAAGCTCAGCATTTTATCTTAACAATGACAGCCAGAGGAGCTATTGGTATAGCAAATTGGGGTGGAGCAGGTAAAAGTGGAACCATCACTGTCAATAATGCTCAAAATATCACTGCTTTTTCGGCACCTTTTAAATTTAGAATAGCTCAAAGTGGTTTTAGCGGTACCGAAACCTTTGCTTATTTTTGCATAGCAGCAAATAATATAAGATTAGTAAGGACTTAAGATGACTAGCGTACTATTATCACAAAGCCTTCATGCGATAAGCATAGGTGGAAAATATGAGTTTTTTGCAAATAAGGATTTATCCATTCCTGTAATAAACACAAATAAAGCTTTAAACCCTAGTAAAAAATATTATTTAATTTTTGAATGTGAATTTGTTAAAAGTTTTAGCTATAAATCAGCCACTCAAGGAAGGGGAATATTTGTAGATGATAAGCTTTTCACGACAGTTGTGTCAACCAGAAGCGGAACCAAAGGACAAAAAATTACATATCAAGGATGGGTAAAAGGAAGCAAAATAAAACATGTTAATCTTGATGCAAGCTGGACTTATTCTCCAGCCTCACAAAATCATATAAAAACCACTAAATTTGAACTTTATTACAACTAAAGGAGAATAAATATGTTTTACGATATTGAAAATCAGACTTTGAAATATGACAATATTTTTTACAAAAATGTCAAGTTGCAAACTCAAGAAGGTGAAATTGATGCACAGGATACTTATTTTTTAAGTGCTTGCGATAATGAGCTTTTAAAAGAGCTTGGTTTTGCTAAAGTTGAAGAAGAAGAAGCGCCAAGTTTTGATGAAAAAACACAGACACTTAAGCAAGTTCAAAATTATGATGAAGAAAATAATCTTTATATTGTTTCTTATGAGATTAAAGAAAAAACCTTAGAAGAGTTAAAAGAATTAAAATTAGAAGAGTTAAAAGCTATAAAAGAAGAAAAGCTTTTGTTTATGCCTTTTAAAAATACTACATTTCAAATTGATACTGAAGCAAAAATTAATATCAGCGGAAAAGTTAGCGAGATAATGTTAGCAAATCTTAATAATACTCCTTTGGAAAATATTGCTTGGATTGATAAAGATAATAAAATCACTACATTTAACAAAGAAGAATTTTTAGAATTTGGGGTTGGTATCGCTAAATATACGGAAAGTATTATTTTTAAAAATGATGAACTAAGAAATAAAGTGAAAAATGCCACATCTTTAGAAGAATTAAATTTAATTGCATGGGAGAGTGAAAAATGAGTACTGAAAATATAATAAAAGAAGGTGCTATACTCGGTTCTTTAAGTGGATCTGCATTATTAGGATTGATGGTTTTTGTCTTAGCTGGGATTGCATGGCATTTATATAAAACTTTACATAAAGAAGCTGGGGAAAGAACAAAAGAACTTATAAGTGAAACCAAAAATACTAATGTTCTTATTAGAGAACAAATTGCAGTATCCAGAGCAAGCAATGATAGCTTAATCAAATTTATACAAACGCATTGCTCTAAAACTAACGATAAGCTAGAAGCTATAGAAACAGATCTTATGCGAATGGATGAAAGGCTTGTTAAGCTTACTCAAATAAGAAATGATGAGTTAAGAATGATTTATAAAAGAAAGGAAAACGAATGAAAATTGCATTTTATAAAGTTAAAGAAAATGACAAATCTACTTTTCTTGATAAAGCAATAGCTTTTTTTACTTCATCTTGGAAAGAAAGATTAAATGGAGATTTTTTAAATTCCTATTCTCACTGTGAAATAATCTTAGACAATTTAATGATTAGCTCAAGTCCTAGAGATAAAGGAGTAAGAATAAAAGAATTTAAAGACACTGGCAGATGGGATTTTATAGAAATCAATGATATAAATGAGACAAAAATAAAAGAATTTCTTTACTCTCAAATAGGAAAAAAATATGATTTTTTAGGAATTTTGGGTTTTTTCACATTCACAAAAGATAGTGAAGACAAATGGTTTTGTTCTGAAATCATAATAAGAGCGTTGCAAATAGGTGGTTTGGTTAAGCTAGGAGATATGAATGCAGGAAGTTCAAGTCCTAATAGATTATATAAAAAACTAAAGGATACAAATGAAAATTAAAATCATTAGAAGATACACTGGAAAAACTTGTGTTATAGGCAAATTTAAAGTTTTTAATGATGATGATAAATTGCTATTTGAATGCTTTGCATTGGAAGAAGACAAAGAAGGTTTAGAAAGTGGCAAAGATTTAAGAATACCTGAAGGAAATTATAATTTAAAAAGACATAGTCCTTCAAGATTTGAAAACACTTTAAGAAGTATCACAAAAAAAGATGATGATACAATGATAAATGTTTATAATGATGAAGTTCCAGCAAGTCGTGCAATTTTAATACACTGGGGAAACACTGACAAAGACACACAAGGTTGTATCTTGCTTGGGCTTACCAAGGATAACAATAATGAAAGTATCGGTCAAAGCAGACAAGCTTGTAAAGAATTTTATGATTTGATGTATGGTAAAAATCTTGAAGACATTAAATTAGAAATAACAAATGAATTAGCATAGAAAGGAGATAAAAGTTTAAGTAGGTTACCAAATAATCCCCCTAAAAGGGGACAAGACTAATAAGCCTTGACAATAATTATACATAAGAGTATAATTATAACGATTATTTGGTGATATGTAGTCATAAAAATCACCCACTTTCAAGGGTAAAATTTAGCCATAGGGGGCTAGACCTACGGCTAACCCTTAGGGGTATTATACAAAACCTTACTTAAACTTCTAAAACAAATATGATAAATCTTTTATCTGGAAATGCAAAACTTTATATAGCCTTAGCTTTAATGGCAATCTTAACAGGATATTTTTATCTAAGACTTGATAGCACAAAGGCAAAATTAGAAAAAAGTCAAAGTGATTTAGCTTTGGCTTTAAAAGTCAATGAAAATAATCAAGAAAAATTAAAAGAATTAAATCAAATTCATAAAACAGAATTAAAGGCTTTAAATGAAGCAAACAATCAAAAAAATCAAGTACAAGAAAGGGTGCAATATGTTAAAGAATACATTTATAAAAGCAATGAAAATAATCTTACCAAGCTTTTTAACGATGTCGTTGATAGGTTGTGGGACGACAACTACGCAAGTAGTAACCAAAATAGAAATTCAAAAAGTGAAAATACCACAAGAGCTACTAACACTAAGCCCCATTGAAAAGCCAATAGTAAAAAATGAACTAGATATTTTAAATGCTTATTCTATGCTTTTTTACAAATACAAACAGTGTGAAATTCAAATAAGCAAAATAAAGGAGCTAAATAATGAGTAATACAAATGTTGATTACAACAAAAGACTTGAAGCATTTAAAGAAATTTATCCGCAAATTTTAGAAATGAGTTTAGCGGAAAAATCTCCATTTGGAGAATTTAAAAAGCTTTTAGAACAATTTGGAAACGATAATGTTATAAGAAATGACCAACAATTTCAAAGCTTGGCACAAGCGTTGGTAAGTGTTGGACAAACCATAGTAGCACAAAGTCAAAATACAGCTTTATCCATGATTTTACAAGGCGATGAAAACGAGCTTAATGCTGAAAAAGCTTTACTTTTAAGAGCTCAAACAGAAACAGAAAAAGCAAAACCTGCATTAATAGCTAGACAAACTGCTCAAATAGATGATAATTTAAGAATAGAAGCTGCAAAAGTTACACAAAGTGTTCAATTTGGATATTGCACTGGTGGTCTTGATATACCACAAGAAATTATGAAGCTTGTTAAAGAAAAGATAAAAAATATAGAAAAGTCTTCATAATGCTTATAGATGAAAAAAAGCTTACGAGAAATTATACTCTTAAGCCTGCTTATCCATCAAACATAGGAGAATTGGATACAGGGGAAGTATATAAACAATGGTTTACCTATGCTATGATAGGGGTAAATAAATATGTTGAGCTTTTACATAAACAACTTGTAAGAAAAGGTAGGAGTTATAGCCAAAACGCAACACATCCTCTTTACCCAAACTCCTATATTGTAAAAAAATATAACATAAAAAGTGCATCGACAGCCCCTTATGATAAACATAGTCACGGCAATTTGGGCTTAAATCAATTTTTCGTGGGTCAAGATCCGTACAAACCCTATCAGGGAGATCCTGGTAGTAAAAATGGAATATATCATGATATTTGCGAGATAAGAACTAATTATAATTTAGGAAGTATGCAGTATTATTATGGTTTTCCAAATAATTTAGCTCTTTTATTTGAAAAAGAAAAAGCTTGGAAATATCACGGAAAAGGATTTTTTTATATCGATGAAAAAATAAATTTCAAAGATATATTAAATAAGGCATTGGAAAATATAAATTATGAAATGCTTATAAACGATATCGAAGTAGTTATTTTTTGCCAAACCATCCAAAAAAATAATGAATGGATATATCCTAGTATTGATGATATTAAAATACCAAACATTAAAGTGGAAAATATTGAATTTAAACCATTATTTGGAAAGCCTTATAAAAAACCATGCGTTGATGTTGAAAAATTTTATAATGATTTTAAAGAATTAAATAAAAATATATTTAGAATCGAAAAAGTAGAAATAACCTATAAAATATATGAAAAAGCTCAAAAAACTAGAGAAAGTGATTCAGGTAAAACATACTACGCTTTAACAAGCAAAAAAGTATCTTTTTTTGAAGTATTTAACTCAATAAAAGAAATATATAAATGCAAATATGCAACTCCTTTATGTTTTTACAATAGTTTTAATTTTGTTTGTTATGAAGAGCCTTATGTAGCATTTTCTTCTCTAAATAATGCAAGTTGGGGTAAAAAAGATACAAGTGTTACGCCAAGTATATATCCATTATATAGAAAAAACTCAAATTTACCTTATGGGCGCAGAGATAGATGGTTTGCATTATGGGATAGTTTTTATTATCTTTATGTATACGAAAAATCAAGCAAAGGAATTTTAAGCTTTTTAGCACCTATTGTCACTATCGTTTTAGCTGTAGCTACTTGGTGGATGGGCGGACAAGGTGCATGGCTAGGAACATTGATAGGAGTGAATGCGGGTGTAGCTGCGAGTATCACACTAGGGATTAGCTTAGGTTTAGCCGTGGGTTCACTTACTGGAAATAAATTATTTTCAATTCTTAATGCTGTTTGGGGTCTTGTTAATTTTCTAGGTGCTTGGGGTTCCAATAATTGGAATTTAGCCGCTGATTTTACAAAAAATACAGCACAAATCGCACAAGAAATGACAACTTTTGGATCAACTTTAAATATTGTTGGAAATTTACTAAGTGGAGCTAGTAAGATTTTTGATGTGGTACAAAGCATTACAGCTAATACCCCTGGTATGATAAATGAGCAAAAAGGTAGCGATTTAGACAACAATGAAGGCGGAAATGGGAGCGAAGCTTTGGAATTAGCAAAAGATATGATTAATCCTACAATATGGTATAATTTTGAAACCACAGATATATTAAATGAAAAAATAGAAAAGAAAGAAAAACCTATTTTTATATTCTAAAAAGTTATTGACCTATATATTGACTTTGTAAAAATATATAAAATAATTATATGTAAATATAGGCAATATCTCTATATTGTTCAAATCTCGCTAACCGCACCATTTGTACCATAAGCTACTATAAATATCAGACTTATAAAATATAGATAAAATAGGCATTTGTAGCTATATAAAGCCTAAATTAAAGTTTTTTCCATTAAAATCCATTTTGAAACTTTTTTCCTAACTTTTCTCCTAACTTTTTATTTTTTATTCCAAAAAGTTAGGAAAAATCGATACAAAGAACCTATTTTAAACTACAAATGATATTTTTCAAAAAACATCCAACTATCTCTAGATGATTTTAGTAAAAACCTAAACAATAGATCTTAAAAAATTATAGATAGCTTTTTATCTTTCCTTATTTAAAGCAAAAAACCAAAAATATTTTTTACCCTCTCAAGAGTGATTAGAATACCTTTGGTTCTTTTTATCATAAAACATAGTTAAAATTATATATAATCTCAAAAACCAAAAGGAGCTTATTTTATGGAAAATAATCAAAACAAACAAGAAAAATTAGAAAGCGTTAATATAGACAAACCTATAGAGAAAAAAGAGGAGGATTTGTTCAGTAGAAATTCAGTAGCAGAACAACTAAATACAATTATTAAAAATTATAAAGAAGAAGATAGTATTACTTTTGGAATTATAGGTGATTGGGGTAGTGGAAAGACCTCTTTCGTTAATATGACTTTGGAGGATTTTAAAGATGATGAAAATTTCATTATAGTGAAATTTAATCCTTGGAATATCTCTACTAGAAAAAAACTTATCAGCGATTTTTTTACAACGCTTGCCAAAGAAATTCGTAAAGCTTCATTTCCAAAATTTAAAATTAAAAATTTAAAAAAATATATTCTCATGCAAAATTTAAATTTTTATCTGAAGTACCTAATAAACTAG